TACCTTTGCTGTCTAGATACGCTCTATTACGCTTACCCTCACGAACCTCTAACTTCTTAAGCCCGTCTTGGGAAGTCTTCATTTACCAGCTTCCTTCTTGATGGATTCAATGATAGCTCTGGAACGAGCCACATTCTGTAGGGCCGTGATCGACCGTGCCGCAATAGCAGATTTTTCCATAGTGGTTGTGTAGCTGTCAAAGAGTTGTTTCTCGATAGCGTCATCACTGATACCATTACCAGTCAGCTTAACATAGGTCATGTAAAGTTCTTTAGCTTTACTTTGATCACCACGCCTAACAGCGTCATAGAAAGCATTAGGGATGCTATTAGCACGACGCTCTGCTGTCTTGGTATCTTGGTCTGATCTATATCCCAACTCCCTACCCACCACTTCTTGTTGACTACGCATACCGAAGTTGCGAATCTTCTCGTCAGTGGGAGTACGGACGTATACACCCTTATGGTCTTCGATATTGCCAGGACGTTGGTACACTCGTTGCGGAGGACCACCATCTACTGAACGTGTCTCGAACGTCTTACCTTCCATGAAGGGGGCTTGTTCAAGTAGTCCCTGGACTCCAGGTGGAACCACCGACATAGCAGCTTGAGCAGCCTTAGTGGTATCCGTAGGATGGAGCAGAGCATCCCCGACCTGTATTCCTTGCTTAACAATATCAGCAATAGGACCACCAGGAGCTTGGATCATTTCACCAAGTCCCGGAGCGTTCACACGAGAGGTAAGGCCAAGGTTAGTCTTATCTTCCAGAACACCATACACAGCCGGTTGCCCAAAGTGCTTTAGCATCCATAGATGCGGGTCTGACCAGAACTCACTCTCACGTAGTTTTACGTACATGGGATCAGAGATAACATGGTCCTTCACGAAGTCGTACAGCTTACGAGCATCGTTATAGCCAGGAATACCCATGATACCGGCTACAGCGAACTGAGTAGCAAACAGAGCCATCACCGGCAGAGGATTGCCCCTAAAGGCTTCTCTACCCATGTAGTTCCATTGATTGTACCAGTTCATAGGATATGTCTGCAAGGTACTAAGGAAGTCCCCCGTGGTGCCTAGCTTAGCATACGCCATAGGACGTTCGGTAGCACGATAGTCCACCATAGACACGTTCACCAACTCCTCAGCCTTCTGGAACAGAGCCATATCGTTACCCTTGAACTTTCCACTCTCACGAAGAAATTGAACAAAGGTCATGTACGAGACAGCACGAACCATCACTTCAGGAGCCGAGACAGTCTTACCAAGAATGTTGGCTGCCCGACCAGCCATGCTAAACGAGGAAGACACAGGTGCTTCGTCATAGATCGAACGAGCAGTAACCCCATTGTCTTCAGCGTACTTAAACGCCTTCAGCAAGAAGTTAGCTTCAGGAGCAGAGAACTTGGTAACGTTGTTTCTAGCCGTCTGGTTAATGAAGGCTAGGTAATGGCCGGTAGCCATCGCTATACCAGCAGGGACACCCACTGCTACAGAAGTAATCGGATTGCCGTGGTATCCCTTGGCAAATTGATCCACCATATGCGGCAGTGTGTTAGTAAGCTGCACCACGTTAGCCAGAGCATAGCCGGTAGATACAGCCAACTTATTCAAGATGAAGTAAGTCTTTGCGCTACCAACCGCATCCCGAATAATCGCAGGACTCACACCCAGTTCACGGATAGAATCTTCCAAGTGGGCTATAGCACGGGCTTCCCCATATCCAATAGCATTCTTCCAGTATTCCTTGATGTACTTAATGTTGTTCGGCTGTTCCTCGATAAGCTTCGGGTCAGAGATAATGGTCTTGATGCTATCTGCGGACTTCTGAAATTCACTCCACTTGTAAGCGTTCTTAGCATACTGAATCTGCTGCTGGATAAAGTCCAGAGCTTCTGAGAAGCCTGATTTGTTCGGGCGATCCCCAACGAAGCCACGAACGCCAGTCTGTTCCTTGAAGTGCTTCTCTTGATTTAGGAAAGAGGCAGCTTCATTAAGGGTCTGGTGTTCCACAGCTTCTTTAAGAACCTGTACCGCAGGGTCATCACGACCTAACAGATCAACCATAGTGGAGTACGCCGATTGAAGGTCAGTTTCACGCTTGTAGAAGCGCACCACATGGTCCTCCTTCGGGTCGTAGCTCAGGTCAGGATGCTTCTCTTTGAGGGCCTGCCATTGAGCCTCTAAGCCACGCTTAGTATCAGCAGCAAGATACCACACCAGCTTTTTCTCTAGTGTGCCATCAGGCTTGATCTTAGGATTTCCACCTTTATCGAGAACGGTCTGGAATACCGGCCTACGGAAATCACCTTCCCAGCGATGGGACATATAAGCTTCGTGAGCAGTAATCGGTTCCTTCCCTTGGGATGCACGAGCCTCATTCTGGATACGCATAGTGTCATCCAGCATGGCACGCATATGGGTGTAAGCCATTTGCTGTTTCACAGAAAGCTGCTCCAATGCAGCCAGATCAAGACGCTTACCCGTAAGGGATTCATGCTTCAAGAGCAGTGCTACAGACTCCAGCTCACCCCTGCTGAGGTTACGGAAAGCACTCTCAACCGGAAGGACGTTATCACGGATGTTCAAGTCAGCACGTTTACCAGCATTCTGGACAAACCGACTAGCCCCAAGAACAGCCACACTCTTCCGTTTCATAGAGGCAAGGGTAGCTCCCGCTTCAGTATAGTTCAACTGGTTGTTATCCTTATCTCCATAGGCTTCTTGCACCACTTCCTTAGCATCAGGGTCTTTGGGGATCATATTCTTCTGCTCAGGGATCAATTTCTCCAATTGTCGTTGTTTGTTCTCCCCAATACGAATAGCCCCCATCTGACGATTACCAGGGGATTTAACACGGGTAAAGGGGTCTGTAACGGGTTTCGGATACGAGTTAGGATCAGTTCTAAATCTGGGTATGTATGTGTCGTCTTTAGTGGCTAATCCCTTACGAACGAAACTATCCCAAAGGGCAGTACCCTCACTAGTTCTAACTTTAGACGGAACGATGTCGTTACCAAGTTGAGATGCAAACTTATAAATTTCTGTCGCCAGCCCCCGTTGTTTGCTGCCAACCATAGTAGCCGCTAGGTTAGTTTCAGAGGGAGCGGCATACTTATCCGTCTTTTCATAGATGGCACCAGCAACCTTCTTGCTATCCTTAATAGCTTCAATGGTCAGAGAATCCCCATGGGAAAAGGCCCGCAGCCATGTACCGTCAGCTAGTTGCTTCAGCTTCTCGAAGCCTTCCTTGAACACGGCAGGATTGATGGCACCACGTTGTCCACGCGGAATGTTGGGGATAACAGGAGCGCCTATGCGACCCACGTGAGAACGGGCATCCTCAGATAGAACACGCTTCAAGAAGTCAGTACTAGACTCACCCTTAGCTTGCGGCTCAGGGAGTTTAGGTTGATTATCCAATAGCACACCACCCCCTTGCTTGCGAGTCCTACGATTGAAGGACGACACAGGAGGGTTGGGAGCCATCGGGTCAGGTTCCCTGAAGAACGCAGGAGTACCTGAGGTTGGTTCGTCTTTGCGAGCCTCACTCAATAGATCATCGTACAGAAGCTTATGTTCAGGTGCCACATCCGGTGCCAAAGCAGCAGGATCGGTGATCGGGGGAACACCGGCATTCTCTTGACGAGCACGCTCAGCCGCGTTGTAGTCCAACGTAGCTTGACGCTTGGTTTCCAACTCCAACTGTGCCTGACGATCCGCAGCGAGTTTGTCTGCTTCCGCACCACGGTTCATCTGCTCAGCAGTCATCGGCTGATCTTGTAGACCCTTAGCCACACTGTCGATAACCGGGTTAGGTTCAGCCGGTAAGCGTTGGGGAGTATCCAACTGTTGTTTCATCTGACCGAACGGATCAGCAGGATCACGATCAGGAGCAGACTCCCATAGGGACTCTTCATGGATATTCTTAGCAGCATCAATCTCTGCTTGTTTAGCAAGCACTCGATCAGCATCCGTCTTAGGAATTCTATCTACTACTGAGGGAGAAACGTCTCGTTTAGGAGCATACCGCTCCGAGCTAAATCCCCCCATATGACCAAGCAACGGGTTAAGGATTTGATTACCGAATTCGGAAATACCTTCAGCGGCCTTGATACCACCCTCTGTTTTAGGAGTGTACGTAAGGTCACTTCCAATAGCGTTCATATTGGCTTCAACACTACTGTCCCTGCCACTAGCCTTATCGTTCAGAGTCTTCAGAACAGCCAACGGCCCGGAAACCAGCCCACCTAGGAAACCAGTACCAGCGAAACGTGCTGCTTCATCAGCCGTAGTGATGGCCGTATCAGCTTCATCCTTAAGCTTGAGTAACGGATGCTTTGTTGCAGGAGCATCTTCCCAGCCCCCTGAGGAGGGGGCGTCTTCCCAATCAGCCATTGTTAACCTTTCGGTTTACGTTGTAAAACCCCATTAGGTCCAACACGATAATCATATTTAGTGGGCTCATAAGCACCCCAAGCCTGTTTAGCCTTTTCTTCAAATCCACCAACACCACCACCAGTGAGGGGGTTCGCAGGAGCAGGGCTATCCGGCCTTGCCATCGGGTTGTTAGTAACCGCAGGCGGGAGTCCAGCAAGAGCAGGGCCATTAATCTTATTAGGATTACTACCACCAGCTTGTTGATGTGCCAAATCTTGTGCAGCCATTAGTGTGGCATACTGCTCCAGTTGTTCTTTCCTGTCCGGATCAGTTTCAGACATAGCCAAAGCTTTAGCAACAGCAGCCGCTCCGGCATAGTTCTTAGACTTAACCAGGGCATCAAGAGCACTCTTTTGTTGGTTCCTAGTTTGAGCTACACTCAGTCTAGAATCAGCAGCAATTTGTGCTGCTTTAATTGTAGCAGCATTGTTACCAGCAGCAGCACGTTCATGTGCATCTGCAGTAATCTTAGTAGTGTCAACAGCTTGTTGGTAAGCCGGTTGTTGCGAATTGAGCGTAGACGCCATTTTACGCAGAGTGTTTGGAAGTTGGTCCGGAGGAAGTTGAGACAACATCCGGAGTGTTGCTGCCACTTTAGGATCGTTCGGATTCTGGTTACCTGCCAGAAGCTTTTGCGATAGATATCCCATACGAGCCGGGGCTGGGACATTATCAAGTTCCCCGGCAGAATCAGTGAGGAACTTAGTCATATCACTAGCACTCTGCAAACCAGCCTTCTGAGTGCTAGCAGCGTTGGTAGCGTTAGTCTTAGCAATTACTCCAGGCATGGTAGCAGCACCGATATCAGCAGTTTGCTGTAGAGTTTGTGACTGTGCTCGTTGTCCCGGAATCTGAGCACTCAGAGAATCATTTGCCAGTCCTTGATGAGCGGCCAGCAGCGGATTCATGATCTGAGACTGTTGGTTCTCGATCTGATATTTTTGAATGAGTTGCTGAAGTTCTCGTGTCTTGGTTGTCTGAGTATCATCATCCAACGCCTGCTGCCCGCCTGTCATAAAGGCAGCAGTGAGAGGGGCTACTTTATATAGTTGTGATAAATCTGCCATAGAGTTCCTTAGGTGAATTTCTGAATGATGGAGCCAAGTGTGGAACCAAGAGCACTGTTACCAGAAGAATCCGTCTTGGTCAGATTACCGAGAACAGCAGCTAAACCAGCATTAGAACTACCAACCTGATTAAAGGCTTGCTGCATATTGCCTGCAATACCTTGGGTAAGTTGGGCTGTGTACTGAGCCTTTATTTGTGCAATCTTAGCAGCCAGTTCTACAGAGCGTTCTCCGTATTGGCTGTTACGACCAGCAGCAGCATCCTTAGCGGCCATCTGTTGCATCAGCAAGTTGTACTCCGGGCTACCCGGTTGATACAAGTTATCAATCTTAGCCTGTTGACTCTTCAGCCAATCTAGCATTTCATGAGCCGATTGTCGCTGTGCATCGCTGCTTGCAAGACCACCAGCAATTGATCCAAGAGTATTCAGGATGTTACCCAAACCACTTGTAGCACTTCCAGGATTCACCGGGGGATTGGTTCCGCCAGTGGGAGAAGTACCACCAGAAGCACCAGGAGATACCGGAACGCTACCAGGGAACGAAGGAACAGAGAGTCCTGTCGAAAGAGTAGTCATCCCAGCAGTGGAAGCGGGCCCAAGCAAACTACCAGATTGCATCGCTAGATCAGTAGGTGAGAAAGGACCGATTGCCGTACTAGCAATGGTAGAACTCAAGCCAGGAGCACCAGTAGTAGAGGCTAGAGAACCAATATCACCAGCCGCATTAAGCGGAGGAATTGTTCCAGGAGCCGCTTGAATACCAGGACCTCCAGTGAGTTGTCCTGTGAGATTCGTACTCATCGGATCGCTCATAGGAGCTTGTAGACCAGTACCAGGAGTTATACCAGAATCGGCAACGTGACTTAGGGACGGGTCTACAGAACCAAAGGTTGTAGTACCATCCGCACCCACCGTCATACCAGGAGTGCTTCCTTCAATACCACCGAAAGCAGCATTGTCGGTTAGCGTACCTGCTCCATAAGAATTAGCAGCCGAAGAAGCTTCCGCACTAGCGGCATCCATAGCAGACGTACCCGTTGCCGCACCGGCACCGGCAACACCGGCAATAGTAGAACCAACACCGAAGGTAGCTAGAGCACCGACAACATAGGGCATAATGGTTGTGAACCAGTCAGAAACATAACCCATCTTTTCAGTTTTACCTGTATCATTGCCACTGGCGTCCAGCACCTTAAAGGTGTTTACTCCATTGGGATCATACGGCACAGCCGGGTCTAGGGCTCTAAAGCCGTCAACTGTGGGGTTGTCACCGCCACCGGAAAAGTGAGGAATATACTTGACACCAGTTTTGGGATCAGTAACTTCCAAAGCACCATTACCATTGGCAAGCTGTTCAGCCCTCCATTGAGGGTCGTTCATTTGCTTCAACCAATCAGGGCTTCCTTCAGTGGCCGTAGGCAGTATAGGCCCAGCCATCTGCGTCGAACCACTGTTGTTAACAGGAGTAGTAAGAGTGGGAAACGGGTTTGTAGCAGACCCATTAGGGGCTGTGGGAGTCGTGGGTGCAGTGGAAGTCGGAGAACCCGCAAAGTTGATACCAAGGCTCTTTGCATTGTTCAGATCACCAGCAGACAGTCCATAGTTTTGCATAGCCCAATCAGAGGTCAGCCCATTCTGATTGATAAGGTTCTGCATACCAGAGTAGTCTTTACTCTGATACATCTGTCCAAGAGTGTCTCGGAGATTAGGAGCAGTGGGGCTGACTCCTAGAGGCGAAGGTGCTCCAGAGGTATCTGTGGGAGTAGAGTTTACCCCTCCTCCATACACAGGACCAGGATCAGAAAATTTGACGGGAGCCGGTCCAGAAGGAGTGGTGTTATAGGCTGTAAGCGTACCAGCCTGGGTAGCATTCGCTAGATTGCTATCACCGAGATTAAACGATGATTTAAGAGTGTCCTGCGAAATGTTGTTCTGCGTGAGCAGGTTGTTGAAGGTGTTGTAGTCACCACTGGCATATGCATTACCAATCTGTGAACGTAGTCCGTCATCTAGTGCCATTATATATACCTTAAGTTAAAGTGACTGATTTGAGAGTACCACCATCATTGACCCACAACTTAACTGTTCCAGAAGAAGTGTTCTTGTAGATGGCCCAAGCACTAGCAGGAATGTCTGTGGTAGTAGGATCGCCTGCTTTACTCTTTAGGGCAGCATGGTCAGTAACCGCTGTCGCCTCCGCTGAGGTCATGTGATAGGGGCCTGTTCCCAACACACCTGTTAGATCAGAATGTGGTCTGGTTACAATGTCTGATAACCTACTACCACTCTTATCAATGAGAGCCCAAGTTAAACTTGCTGAGGAGGTTAGAATGGTTTGTAGTTTTGAATACCAATCTTTCCACACTCTTGAGTTTTGGTCTGCGCCATTCGGCGGCGGAGGGAGAGCTAGTGGCATTACTGCTGTCCTTTATTAATATCAAATGTAATCTGTTTGTAGCGTAGGAACGACGTACTAGCATACGTGAACTTAAATGCTCGTTGTCGAAACAAACCAAGTTGTGTCAAGAACGGGAACTTATTAGCAGCAGCAAACACCAAGTTCCTCACCGAACTCCAAGTAGAGTAGTCATCGTCAGACCACGACACTCCAATCTGGAGAGGGGTTCCTGAGGTCGAAGAACTGGAAGTATTCTCTGTTACGGTTAAACCCAATCTAGACATGGTTTTAACATTCTGTGTTCCACAGTCTAGATTTGGAGTTCTTAGTTCTGTATAGATAGCAGCGTTAGTAGCCCCATTGGTTACTACGTCTGTAGCTGTTGCACTGAATGGACTGGCTGCTCCATCCTCCATCTTTCCAAAGAAAGCGTATCCGTCTACATGACCGCTGACGAATGTGGAGATCGTCCCAGTCGTTGACGATGCTGTGAAATAGACAGGAAAGGGTGCTGCACCTGTAGCTCCTGCTCGAAACTCTGACCAATATTTCGCGTCAAAGCTGTAGACATATGTGGAGTTGGCTAACGCAGGAGAGGCAACATCGCCTTGGAAAGCAAGACCATAATGCAGCAATCCTGCTTGCCTGAAGAAGAATCCTCGTACACCAGCGGCCGTAGCCGCATTACTAGAAGCCTCTAGACGGGCGTTCAAAGCAGTGATTAGGAACGAGGGATTGACGTTCTCAGACTTGAAGTCTTGAATATACTTGACAGTGTTTTCACCATCATTATTATTCGCAATCATCATCACAGTGTCTTTATTCGAGGCAATCGAATTGGGAAACTGTGTCCCGAACGGAAGGCTAACACCTTCACTTCGAGCAAGAGGAGTTCCTGGTGCTGTACCAGCATCATAGAAGAACTCACATCCCTGAGTACCAACAGCCAAGAGATAGTTGTTAACTTTCACTAAGGCTTGAATATCATCAGGGTACAATTCCGAGGAAATGAAGGCACCAGCAGTCCAGGCCGTGGGGTCTAACAAATCGCTGTTGTAAATGTCCCCTGTACCTGCCTTAGCCAAGAACAGGTATCCGTCTAGGTACACTGGAAAGGGTACATGCGGAGTGGGGAATTCAGCATCAGTAATCTTGGTTCCTGCTGTGTTATCGGAGAATACATATCCTTCGATACCATCAACCATGATCAAAGTCTTAACGTTAACGTCGTTGATAAACTCTGTGAATCTCACAGGAGTTGTGGCGCTTGTTAAAAGGGTGTTGACCAGAGACCAAGTAATTCCATCTGTAGACGTGTACACGCCTGTACCACACACGGAGAAGTAGTAAGTAGTTCCTGCCGTCTTCTCCCAGGCATAGCTCCCACGATTGACCTGTCCTGCAACTACAGCATATGCATGGATTGGTTGACGAGTAACCGCGTGGATTTCTTCTGCCTTGGAGACATAGTTGTTGTACTTGACAGGAAGAAGATTAACCATACCGGCATCCTGATACAAAGACGACGTTCCCCTAACGAGGGCTGAGTCAGGACGCAAGTCCAGATCGTATGCCGCAGGAATGATCTGAGTAGAGTAGGTTTGTGTTTCAGGGGATGCGGTAAAGGCCATTTAGTACCTCATAGGTTGAATGTAAACGGAGCCTTCTTCACTTCCGTAGGACAAAGCTTGGTCCTTCCAATAGAGAGCTTCTTTCTGAAGAATGCCTCGATCTGTGGGAGGGATACCATATTCAGGAGACAATGCCCAGGCAAGGTTGTACGTGAGAGCCTGTATCCAATAGGATGGGAAATCAAAGTTGTTATCTGTGGCATCCATATCGTCGAAAGGCCGTTGATATTGAATCTCAATAGTAGTGGTGCTTTCATCAGGAGTAGGCCACAAATTGATGATTCCTGTAGGAACCCCGTCTGTTGAAACTGGCTGATAATACAAATTGATGGGTGTTCCATTACTCTCAGGAAGATTCTTGAACGTGTTCCTATCAATGATATTCATAGGAATGTTCACGCCACCAGAAGGAGTACGGGTTGCTTGAAACACTTTAAGCGGGGCTGCTTCAATATCAATAGTCTTAGAAGGACCAATGGTGTACGTGTTAGTTCCATCAACCACTGTGAATGAAGTTGATGTAATTGCCCATACAGGCATACCATCAGCAGCAAACGCCTTAATCAATGCATTGAGAGAATCAGTAGCATCACTGGTTTGTTCTGTACTAGGAGTACCCCCGGAAGGCAGCACTCCAAGTTTACGTAGAGCCGCAGTAATTACCTGGGCTCTTGTTTGGGTCCAGT